ATTTAACGTGCCCAATGGGGGCATGGGTTCAACAATGGCCGGCGACTATCTAGGGCTTGGAGCTATAGGGGCTGGTGCAACCGCTAACTCGATTATGAACGTACAGGTAATTCTTGATGGTGACGTAGTTGGCGGAGCAGTCACAAGTGTTCAACAGAATCAATCTCTCTCAGGTACCTTTGCTGACGTGAGCCGCTACAACGGCCGTGGAGCTCCGTCAGTCAAATGACCCTACCTGCAACCATCTCGGTCACTTTTGACTTTAGCCAAGGAGCTACCTTCGGTCTAGGTTTTGTGGTCGGAGACTCGACTTTCGGCGTCATTGGCACGAGCAAATTCGGCGATTCCCCTGTGAACACGCCTACAGTCGATCTCAGCGATGTGACTCGATCCATCAAGATCGCTCGTGGCCGTAACGTCATGCGCGATACCTATGAGGCTGGCAGTTGCACAGTTCGAGTCATTGATCAAGATGGCTCATTTAACCCTCAAAACACAAATTCTGAGTTCTACCCTCTTTTAACTCCATTACGCAAGATTCGTGTCGCGGCAACTACTTTGACGGCTCAGCACTTCTTATTCTCAGGTTATGTCGATTCATACAAATACACCTATCCCACAGGCCAAGAATTAGGATATGTCGATATTCATTGCTATGACGCCTTTAGACTTTTTCAGATGGCTAACATTGCAAGTGTGACGGGCGCCACAGCGGGTCAAACTACTGGCACACGAATCACTAAGATTCTTGACCAGGTGGATTATCCGCTATCGATGCGAGTTATTGACACAGGCTCAACAACAGTCCAAGTCGATCCCGGCACAGCTCGCACATCCTTGCAAGCCCTCAAGGCTGCAGAGTTCGCCGAGCAGGGTGCATTCTTTATAGACTCCGAAGGCATTGCAGAATTTAAGGATCGCGCCGATGTAGTGTCATCTTTAGCACCGGCACCGATTGAGTTCAATCAGACTACAGGCATCCCTTATTCTGACCTTCGCTATCAATTCGACGATAAACTTATTATCAACCAAGCGAGTATGACACGCATCGGTGGCACGGCTCAGACTGCCGTGAACGTCGATTCTTCGGCTAAGTACTTCCCTCATGGCGCGACTCTGACAGAGATGATCCCTGAAACAGATGCGCAGGTCTTAGACATTGCAAAGATTTATGTAGCGACCAGAGCTGAGACAACAATCCGCATTGATGCCATGACAGTCGATCTATTAGACTCTGCAGTACCTACAGACACAATGATTGGCCTTGATTACTTTGACAATGTCAAGATTACTAACGTTCAACCAGATGGATCAACAATCATCAAGACTTTGCAGGTGCAGGGTCTAGCATGGGACATCACCCCAAACAGCATGAAATGTACAGTAACAACACTTGAGCCCATCGTCGAAGGATTCATTATAGGATCAGCGACGTCGGGTATAATAGGCACGTCCATATTAGGATATTAGGAGATAAACAATGGCAGCTGGTTTAGGCTTTAAGGAATTTACGACGGGCGACGTCCTCACGGCGGCCGATGCTAACGGCTATTTAGCTTCTCAGGTGGTCATGGTTTTCGCTAGTGCTGCAGCTCGTACTTCAGCCATTGCCTCACCTCAAGAAGGCATGATCTCTTACCTCAAAGATACTAATGCGACTCAGTATTATTCAGGTTCAGCATGGGTAACTATTGGGGGAGCAGGTTCTCCTTTGACTACTAAAGGCGATCTTTATACATATTCCACAACGGATGCCCGTCTCGCAGTCGGCGCAAATAACACAGTTTTAACAGCCGACTCAGCGGAAGCCACCGGGCTTAAATGGGCGACACCGACAAGCGGCGGCATGACTCTGATCAATACAGGCGGCACAACACTTTCAGGCGGTAGCACAACGGTCTCAACAATTCCTGGCACCTATAATGAATTGGTAATTTTTGTAGATAATCCATCCGCGTCAGCTGATTACAGCTTAATTATGAGAATAAACAATAATTCTACAGCATCGGATTATCAACAATTTGTGAACAGAGGTACTGGTTCAACAAATAACGCTTATGTGGACAATTCGCAGAGTGGAGTTGAATTCTGTGGATACGGAATAGACTCACCAGCGGCTGGAAACATGTTTTATGCGCAAATTCCTAACTATGCAAGCACAACAGCAGATAAAGTGATAAATGTTTCTAGTGGATTTGTTCAAACATCAGGTGCAAAAGCAGTCTGCAACACGACTTGCTATTTTGCACAATCGGCCGCCGTTACTTCTTTAGTATTCTTTATCACGGCCGGTGTTACTTTTTCAGGTGGAACCGTCTATGTATATGGAGTCAAATAATGACAAAGCCAATGGTAAGAATTCACAATGTTGAAACAGGCGAGATCGTAGATCGTGAGATGAATGATGTTGAGTTTGCTCAATATCAAACCGATCTAGCCGATCGTCAGGCTAAAGAATCAGCGCAAGCTGAAAAGGATGAGGCTAAGGCTGCACTACTTGAGCGTCTAGGCATCACCGAAAACGAAGCAAAACTTCTGCTCGGATGAAGCCCGTCTTATGCAAGGCTGGACAACAGTTACGCGAACAGTTTGATGACACCTTCGCAGATCGTGATAGGCGTTCCGATGGTTGGATCGGCGATCTCCGTCATTCAGCGCGTCCTTCTGACCACAATCCTGATCCAGCATCAGGGGTGGTTCGCGCCATCGATGTCGATCGAGATGTTCATAAGTCAGGCAAGCCCGACCTCATGCCCGATATTGCAGATCAGCTTCGACTCGCGGCAAAGGCAGGCGAGAAGCGCATTGCCTACATTATCTTCGACGGACGAATTGCATCGTCTCGCATGGGCTGGCGCTGGCGAAAGTATTCGGGAAGCAATCCGCATCGGGCGCATTGCCACTTTTCTTTCACTAAGCAAGGTGATACGGACGGCTCTTTCTTTGATATCCCGTTACTAGGAGGCAAATAATGGAACAAGCAAAGTCACTCGCAGCATCATGGGCACGATCATTCTTAGCAGCTGCATTGGCGCTATACATGGCAGGGGTAACAGATCCTAAGACTCTAGCGATGGCTGGTGGCGCAGCGCTAGCACCCGTCATCTTGCGGTGGCTTAATCCTAATGACGCATCATTTGGCGTAAATAAAAAGTGACACAGGAAAACTTCTTCACTCTTTACTTTGCCAGCCTTGCCGTAATCGGTGGGCTTGCAGGTTATGTGATCACGCACCTATTGTCTGAGATTAAGCGACTCAACTCGCGTGTCGATGAGATATATAACATCCTCTTAGAGCGATAATTTTCGACATGGCTAAGAAAAAGGTCATAGACCTAGACACTTACAATGCTCTCGATCAATGGGCTATCAGTCTGCATGAAATGTATCGTGCGCTTCGGCGTGCAGGTTTTGCAGTTGATATCTCACTTGCACTCATAAGCGACAAGGATGCCTATCCTGATTGGATCTTGCCATCGATCCCCGACCGAGTGGATCGCATACCCTACGAGGACGACGACGAGGATTAATGAAGCGCATTGTCATAGTGAGCGACCTACAGGTTCCCTTCCACGATCGACACGCAGTTAAGAATCTAGCCAGCTTTATCAGTAAGTTCAAGCCGCACGAGGTAGTAACAATCGGCGACGAGATTGACTTTAACACGATCAGCAAATGGTCGGAAGGGACGCCCGAGGCCTATGAGCAGACTCTTGGAGATGATCGCGATGAAGCTGTTCAAGTCCTTTACGACCTACAGGTTACGCAGACCATAAGGTCTAATCACACCGATCGGCTTTACAATCAGATCATGAGGAAGATTCCCTCATTCCTATCTTTGCCCGAATTGCGCTTTGAGAAGTTCTTAAAGCTAGATGAGCTTGGCATTACCTTTCATAAGAAGCCATATAACATTGCGCCGGGCTGGATAGCAGTCCATGGCGACCATACCCCTATTAAGTCTCAGGGGGGTCTCTCAGCCCTTGAGGCGGCCCGTAGGCACGGTAAGAGCGTTATCTCAGGTCATACTCACAGGGCAGGACGATCGTCCTTCTCAGAGGCCTCTGGAGGCCGTATAGGCCGTGTCTTGCATGGCGTAGAAGTAGGCAATCTTATGGACTTTAGCAAGGCAAGCTATACAAAAGGATCAGCCAACTGGCAACAGGCATTTGCCATCATGTATGTAGAAGGCAAGAACGTTCAAGTCGATCTCATTTATTTCGAGAAAGATGGCACATTCGTAGTATCAGGCAAGCGGTATGGACGACCTAGATAACGACCTAGACAGGTCGATCGATGACCACATAGATGATGCAGAATCGTTACCATTTCGTTATCAAAATATCCTTGATCTAGCCTAGACATCTGTCATCCTTATCTCATCGGCGAAGGGCGTCGATAAGAAAGGGCAACATGTTTGATTCAGCATTACAGGATGCAGTAGCAATCATCACCGTCTCTGCACTATGGTTTCATCTAGGCCGTATCGTCGGCATACGCGTGGGATACCTAAAAGGTCGCAAAGCTGTAAGACAGTACTACGCATCAAAGGAAAGGGTAAAAGTGTGAAAGCAAGTGATTTCCTCAACGAAGCAAAGGCAACAATTCAAGATCGTGGAATGGACTACGGACACCCGTCGGACAATATGTCCAGAACAGCATGTCTCTGGTCTGCATTCCTCCAAATGCCTGTTACTGACTATCAAGTGGCATCATGCATGGCATTGGTCAAGCTCGCACGAAGCATGGAGTCTGCGAAAGTCGATACATACATCGACGCTGCAGCCTATCTTGCAATAGCAGGGCAACTACACACAGAGGAGAATGAGCTTTATGTTTAACCTAGAAGATTATGAAACAGTAGAAGAAAGACTAATTAAGTTTTGGAAGGATCATCCCGATGGGCAAATTCATACGAAGTTACTTGATCAATCCGCTGGTCGTTTTATTGTTGAGGCTTCTATATTTCGCACAGAGGCGGATAACAGGCCTTGGACTACTGGACTGGCAGAAGAGACCATCCAAGGGCGCGGAGTTAATGCGACAAGTGCGCTGGAAAATTGTGAGACTAGTGCTATCGGTCGAGCGCTTGCTAACGCTGGATATGCAACAAAGGGAAAGCGAGCGTCACGAGAGGAGATGGCGAAGGTTGGTAAAGCGCAAGAAGTCAAGGCTAGCATCGATGAAGTAAAGTCTAAGATGGCTAGTACATCGGGCGAATACATTCCCGTAGTAAAGGAGGACGATCCATGGACTATCAAGCCAGCGACTATGCCGCCCACAATGGGGGAAGCTGTTGCGACGGTGAAAGACATTATTGGCGGCCAAACCGAGAAGGATATTCCGAGATGTCCTCATGGCGACATGATTTGGAAAACTGGTCAATCGGGTGCCGGTAAAGCATGGGGTCATTTCAAGTGTCGCAATGCTGTTACAGGTGAACTGACTCGATGCCCTAAGGGTGAGGATGTCATTTGGTATGAGATCAACAAAGAAGGCGCATGGCAACGACAGAAAGCGAGAGTCTAGTGGGACGCTTACAGTTTAAGAATCAAGATGATGAGTGGGAGTCATTCCCAACAGATGAAGAGATTCAACGATCTAAAGAAGTCCAAGCAATCTTAGAAGAATTCACATTCATGACTCGGTGCTGTCTCTGTAATGATTCAATACCTTACAAAGACATTAAAGTGAACCTAGTGAATAAGTCATGGTCTTGCGAGAAATGTCACGCGGTCAATGGCCTCACAAAGCCGTAAATACAGAGGATTCTCGACTGAACGTGTAGTCGCCAAGTACCTATCGACTTGGTGGGCACACGCGGATATCGGTCGAGGGGCTGGAAAAGATATAACACATGTCCCGTTCGACATGGAAGTTAAGGCTAGATCGGCGTTCCAGCCTAAGGCATGGATCGATCAAGTCACCAAAAGAGCTAGCAAGTCCCAAGACTTGCCCATCGTGGTGTGTCGCTTAAATGGTCAAGGAGAAAGTAGTCCTCAAGACTATTTGGCCTTTATGCGGCTTGGTGATTTGGTCGATCTATTGCTCAGTTCAGGTTACGGGGATTTCAAGGGTGATCGGGATACACTAGAGCCTATGAGATGCAAGATGTGCGGCGCGTGGGCGTTCACAGAGACTTGCCGGACATGTCAGGTGGATCCCGATGCCAACCTATGAGTTTGAGTGCGACAATGACAAGTGTGAAAGTAATGCACGCATCGAGGAATGGCTAAGCATCACAGAGCCTCATGACCTTGAGTGCCCATTCTGCCACTCGCCTATGCATAAGGTCTACAGCTCTATAGGGGTATCGTTCAAAGGCTCAGGCTTCTATTCAACTGACAATAGATAAATGTGATCCAATTCACATTCCACATAGTGAGATTGTAGGAGATGCTACACATGAACGTATTTGACACAGATGGTACTCTCAGGCGAGAGCCCTTCAGGGGCTCAGCACGCGCCCGTAAGGGCAGAGCGCGAGTGGTCGCCATCGTTAGTGGGACAGCTCTATTCATGAGCATAGCTCCTGTATCTCAGGGATCAATAGATGCCATTAAAGAGATCAAGTACGCTAAACAGTTAGCTGATTACCAACTAACAGAGAAGCAAGAGAAGTGTCATCATGAGATTGTCTATAGAGAATCAAGATGGAACTATAAGGCAGTAGGTAACATAGGTGGTACGAAGCAGGTATATGGGCTCTATCAGATGAAGACTGAGAGCTTAAAGAGAAGCTCAGCGATCACACAGTTTTGGATGTACTATCACTATGTAGGGCGTAGGTATGGATGGACTGAGTATGAGGATCCTAACTACTGCAAAGCTCTGCATCATTTAAAGACTAAGGGATGGCAATGAGTATTTGCTTTGATTGTACTGAAGAGACAATCACCCATTTACAAGCAGATGGTGATACTGAATTGTGCAAAGATTGTTGTGGTTGTGATGAGTACTAAGAGAGGTGATCCGCGTGGGACTCGTGCCTATAAGGCAAGGCGCTTAGAAATATTGCAACGTGATCAATGGTCATGCTTCTATTGCCAGCAACCAGCGACAACAGTAGATCACATCATTCCTATAGTTAAAGGCGGTGATCCTATTGCATACGATAACTTAGTCAGCTGTTGTGCAAGGTGCAACTCACGCAAGGGAAGCCGATCTGAGGGTGTTTTTTTAGCACAACAGGCCACCCCCCCTGTCTTTTCTTCCAATATCTACCCGATGCAGTCCAAGTCGATGCCGGACTCACCCTTTACCGCCCGACCAGTCACAGATAGTCCTGACTA